TCCTTTATCGTAAAGTATTGGAACTATACCGAAAGTCTTACCACTACTCGTAGAGCCTTGAATAATCTTAATAGGCTGTTTTAAGGCTAACATTTTCCTAAGTGCTGTGGTAACCTCAAAAGCCATATTATTTCTTTTTACGTTTCTTTTTCTTGGGTGTTAAGTGCGTATTCTTTTTGCCGTAATTAGATAGTTTACTTTTTACTGCTGAATACATCAATGCAATAGGTGCGCCACCTTCTATATTACATTCCATACTAATCGATTTTAAATACCCTAGGTTCTGATTTAATCGTATGTTCTATTTTAGTACCCCAAACATTTGAGCGAAGTTTAGACAAAACGAATTTAAGTGTATCAGCTTTAAGTCTATCTCTAGCGATTGAGTTGCTACCTAAGTTTACCGTACCATCAACAAGTGTATCGCTTTTATTATTCATTGACACCTGTATTAATAAGTCCTCGAGATAGTCAAGTTGTTTACCTCGCGCACGCGTGTATCTGTCCAAAGCCTCAGGATTTTTGTCCCTATAATCGTAGAAACTAGACCTTGCTACATTATACTTAGGGCAAATAATAGAGAGACCCTCCCATGTGCTTTCTATCTCGTTACATATCGCTTCAAACTGTTCTTCGGTCATTACTCCTCTATTTGTTCGATAAACGCTTTCTTAGACGTCGCTTTGATATTTGGGAAACGTTCACGTAATTCATTCAATGTGAAATCCTCGTAACTATCAGCAATTAAGCCCTCGTTTTCTTCTTTGGGTTCAATTCTAGTTAATGGTTCACATCCTACTCTTTCTTTGATTATTCCCTCCTCAAACATAAATGCAAATTCTTTGATGTTTGCCCAATGATTAGGATTAACTTCTGCGGTGTTAATTTGGATTCTTCCAATTGCTTTTGAGTTCACCGTAACTATACAATTCTCAAATTCTTCTTTAAATTTTGCCATAATTTCTAATTTCTTGTTTCATTTCATTTATTAAATCATTCGCTGTTTGCTTGCTTAGATTGAAGTATTTAGCGAAATCCCTTACTGTTCTATATCTCTTTATGAAATACGCTTCAAAGATAATCTTTTTAATCGAGTCATTCAAATTTAGCCTATACGCTTCTATTTGTGCTTTTTGGCTATTCCGTTTGATGTCATGCTCTATCTGTAATAGGATTTCGTTATCCTCCTGTCTTTCGATGCCTATTAATTCGCTATGTCTTTCTTTAAACTGGTAATTAGTTACGCTATTTTGTTTGCTTACTTCTAGGTTTATTTTGCTAAAAAAATACGATTGAAGTTGTCCGATTGTTTCAATTTTATCTTTACATTTTAGAACGTGAATGTACGCTTCGGAAATCACTATCTCGGGATCAAAATTTCTTTTTTTTCGTCGCACAAAGTCGCTAGCAACTTTCAAAAGTAACTGATAATTTTCATTAACGTATATATCAATTTGAGATTTTTGCATACCATTCATTAAACTGAACACGCTTAATTTTTCGCTTTGTCTTACTACACATACAATAATATTCAGCGTCCGCATTATACGCCAAAAAGATACGCTGACTAATCAACATATCCTTTTTACTGTCACTTGGGTGCGTCTGCCAAGTATCAATTTCGTTCTGTGATAGAATCATACAAATAAGCTATTAACGATGCAAAGATAGCATAATAAACATTCCAAGTAATAATTAAAACACTCCAAAAAGACAAGCATTTAAAACAGGTTACAATGTCTACTAACATTTCAAGGCGTTTGATTGAATATAACCGTTCCAATCTGTCACGGATTGCTTCAAAATGCGTAATAAACCACGCGATTAAGAATACTTTTAGTGCTGTTATCATAACTCAATTATTATTTTTTGAATTCTATAATAATATTCAAAGGCATACATTTTTTCAGGAAAATTGCCATATTTATAACCATTATCAAAATCAAGCCAACCGATAATAAAACAAAGATTTGACGGTCCATACCTTTGAATCTGTTTTAATGAAATCAATGCCATTTCCTTATTGTTATTAAATTCAGATAAGAAATCTTTAGCGACACGAATCATTTTTTCATCTGATACCTCTGGCAATTTTTTAAGTTCCTTTCTTTTCATATTCTCAAATTTACAATTTATTTTCTATTCAGGCATCACGCCACTACATTTAGCAACTATTGCAATAAATACAACGATTGCAACTCCGTAGATAACACGTTCAAAGTTTTTACCTAGTGGCTCGTTTCTGTTAAATTTTCTCATAGTTTTTCGATTTCTTTTTTAACTTCGTTCCAATATTTGTATGGAATAGAATCTTCATACCAAACTTTATTAGCTTTCAATATCTCATCAACTGCAATCAAAGCACATTGTTTTGCTTCATAGCTATCTAATAAAGCTACATTACTAAACTTTTCTACTAATTCCCTTGCTTTCTCTTTAGCTTCCATAAACCAATTCAATTAATTTTCTTAAATCTCTTATATCTCTTATTCCGTACAATTGGAAAGTGTTTAAATGAACTACCATTTCTCCGTCAACAAAATACACTAAAATATCTTTATAAGACCATGTTTCTAATACTTCTTCATACTCAAACTCTAGGCTTTGTAATTGTGCTATACTAATCATTGTACATCACGTTTACAAATTTCCATCCAATAGTCATGACCTTGCGGTGTTGATTGAAAATTAAATGAACCACAAATAAAAAAGTCAAAACTTTCTTCTTCAATTTCCATTGTTTCATGAAATTCTTTACAATTTTTTCTAAATTCCTTTTGTTCTTTTTCACTCAAGAAGCTGAACCAATAACTACCTTTTTTCATCTTACAAACAATTTTCGTTAAACCACTCTATCGCTTCCTCGTTAGTGCTGAAACGTCTAATGTGCGTTTTAGTCTTTACATCTCTAATTACCCACCAACCACGCAAATATTTAATTTCGTACTTTGGTTTGATGTTTTCGGATATTATAATCGAACCAAATAAGACCGTTAACATTACCACTACCGTTGCTATTAATAATTCATTTTTCATCACTTTGATTTTTTCGTTTCGTACTCTCGATAATTCTCTGCTAACTTTTTGTATTCGTCAGCGTATTTCGCAGTTACTTTTGCTTGCACCATGACCGCATCTTTTACTTTTTTTCTTCCAGCGTTTCGTTCGTTCTTCATTTTGATAAAAAATTTAAATATGATTTATATGCTTCGTAAACTGCTTGAATCTGTTTAAACTCAGGCGTATTTCTTTCAGTCAAAATAATTTTATCACTTGCAAAAAATAAATCCCATTCTTCAATATTTCTTTTTTCGCAACCAATATGAATTAAATTACCGTTTGTAATTCCGTGTGTCCATTTACAGTACATCGGTAATTTTACCGTTTTATCTAAGTTTTTAGCACCATCCAAAGAAGCACCATCCAAAGAAGCACCATCCAAAGAAGCACCATCCAAAGAAGCACCATTCAAAGAAGCACCATCCAAATAAGCACCATCCAAAGAAGCACCATTCAAAGAAGCACCATTCAAAGAAGCACCATCCAAATAAGCACCATCCAAAGAAGCACCATCCAAAGAAGCACCATTCAAAGAAGCACCATTTTTTACCGCTTGTTCAACTGTAATTTTCATTGTATTATTTTCACACTCATACGTAAAAATAACCCTGTTTGTAAATCTGTTTTTAATTTCAATTTTTTTCATAACTTTTTCGTTTAAATATTTCAGCAAATATAATACTATTATTTTAATAAACTAATATTTTATAAATATTCTTTAAATTTCTCTATCTCGATATCAATTGGATAAATAATGCCCTTTGATTCGTGAAGACAAAATGCTTTAAATCCTTTGCTTATTAACCTATCTATCTGATAACGTTGTAATGGTTTGATAGTATCTTTTCCCTCCTTACATTCAATAAAAATACTAACTCCGTCTTTCATTATTTGCAAGTCTGGAAATCCATTTTCATTGCATCGAATGTGTTTTAAAACAATATAGCCTTGTTTCTTGTAATCTGTTATCAATTTACTTTGAAAGCTCATAGTCTTTTTTGAATTGGTTTAAAGTGTATGTTTGTTTCTTGCTGACTGCCTTATAAACTTTCTTTTCTATTCCCTCCAATCCAAAGACAAAGAAAATATTATTGTGCTTCCTGGTCATCGTTGTAAGTCTATCAATTGATTGAATAAATTTTGATCCACTAAAACCAAAGTTTAAAAATATCAAAGCATCTGCCTTGGCTAATGAAATTCCCTCCGCTCCAGCATATTGTTGAAGTGCAATTGATTTTTCAGTTGTATTGAATTCATCTAAATTATCTGTGATATTCTCTCCAAATATCGCCTTAATCATTTCGTACTCCGCTTTGAAATAATAGAAAATAGCAATTTTGCAATTTGGGAACTTTTCTTTAATGAATACTGCTTTACTAAAATCTGTAACCATTGATTTACCGCACTCAAATTTTACGGTACCAGAATATAATTGATGCAACTTGTTTTGAAGTTTTACGGCCGAATCTGCTAAAATTGTATGTTCTTTTCCAACTATTACAGCATCTTGTTTTAATTTAGTTACAATCCATGCTGTTTGTGGGTGCATCTCACAATAAAGTATATTTTCAGTAACTTTTGATTCAAAACCAGCTTCTTTTTGGGTAAATTTGTGAAGTAAATGATTGATTGAATTGTTTATTTTTTCGTCTATTCCTTTGCTATAATCTTTGATTAATCCGTAACCTAGATTTCTTTCAGTAACATTCACAAAATCTTTTGACCATTTATAAAAATTAGTGTACTGTTTGAATGGACTGTAATTTGATACCCAGAATGAATGATACCATTGTGAACTACTTTCAGTCGCTGGAGTTCCTGACAACATTATCATAGGTAAATGACCGAATCTCAATTTTATTTCTTTTGTTCTTTTAGATGGTTTTGGAAATGCTGAATTTACATGGTTTTCATCAAGTATAATACAATCAAAGTTATTTGGCTCAATCTTATGTATTGATTCGTAATTGATCACTGTCAAGTGAAAATAATCATAAAATTCAAAGTCATTGTAATCTTCTTGAATGCTGGAAATTGCTTTCTTTTTTGTGATGAATAAAATATTTTTGAAAACATTTAATCTAGCCGTTTGTAATGCGGTGGCCGTCTTTCCAGTTCTGACTGAATGCTGAATATAAACTAGGTTATTTTGTTTCAATATTTGAGCGCACTCAATCGCATTTTGTTGCTGATAATCTCTAAGCGTTTTTTTCATTGTCTTCAATTTTTTTTACTATTTGTTGAATGTATCTTCTTGAAACTCCTAACATTTCAGCAACTTTTGACCTGTTGAAGTCTGTATCTTGTAAATAAATTGCTTTGATTTTGTCTGTTGGTGTTTCAGCTTTCTTTATGGCGTTTCTTATTTCGTTGGCCTCAGTGCTTTCTAGCTTTATTTTTCTAGCATTCAACACAAAATAATCGCTTAATTTTTCAGCTTTTAATATTGATTCCCTAGTTATTTCTAGCTGGCCAACTTCATCACTAAAAAAACTTTCAAAACAATTTATTAAAAGTGCAAACCTGGGAATGTAGCTTTTTTGCTTTGGGTACATTGATTTTAAATACTCGTTTTCATTTTCGTTATTTTGTGAATGCGTTATTTTGTTGAATATTCGGATCCATTCTTTTTTAGCTTCTGGATTAAATTTTACTCTAGTTGCTATAATATCTCCGTCTTCATTCCTTTTTACAAGTCTTTTGATCCCCTGGTAAAATTGTGTAATATTTTCAGAATACCATTTGATTGTTTGATAATCTAATTCATCATCGTTATAAACATCAACGCTTGCATCTGGAAATGAAAGTAACATTCTATCCATAAATCCATTTTCTTTATTTTCCTCAGTTGAAAATGATGTAAATATTGAGGGCTGAATACCTCCTAAAACTGGTATAAATGGCTTTTCAACAAATGAACTTTTTGCAGTCTTTCTATTCATTGAAACAGATTTACCACTCCAGCAACTTAGCCAAAACTCTAAATCAGATCCAGCTCTGTATTTATTCATGTCTTTTAGCCAACCCGCCAATTCGTCTTTAAAAACTCCAACTGAATTATCACTTTCCTGGTGCAAATCAACAAGGGCCTCTAGTGTAATATCATTTGCAATAAATTGTGTTTTCTTTGGCTCAAATACTTCAGGATAATCTTCTTTTTCCTTTTTGCTCAAAGATTGGTAATGATTAAATTTTTCAGCTTCTTGAATGTAGCGTTTAATCTCTTTTGAATTGGATTTCATCAAAGGAAAAATAACGTTGTTTATGCTTGGTGTTTTACCTATTCCAGCTTTTCCAACAACTGCAACCCAAAGCACTCCGTTTTCAATCCAGCCTTTTTTTACTTCAATCTCAAATGAATTTCCAATACAAACTGAAATTAACCAAAGCATTGATACTCCCATAAAATCAATATTGGAATCTAATTTTGTAGCACATTCAGTTAAATAAAATTGAATTTCTTTAGGAAAAATATCAATTGGAAAAGAAACGTTTTCAACTTTTATTTCTTTAGGTATTTTTGGCTCTAGTTCCTTAATTTTCTTTTTTAACCTACTTCCAAAACCTTGTTCATACAAATCTTTTCCAGCTTCAGAAAAATCGCCATTATGATATTTAAAAGCGTATGCAATAAATGGACTGATTAACTTTTCATTTGGGTAAATTGTCCCCGTGGTAAAAAGATACAAGCAACCCGAATCCCGAAACACATAACCACTATGCGCTGATTCAGCTCCATGTCTTTTTACTAGGTAGTATTTAGATTTTTGTCCGTTCCTTGGTATAAAAAATTCGTTTTGAATTACGTCCCAAATATCCGTTTTATTATTAAAATCTTCCCAGGGTGTAACTTCGTTTTCAGAATAAACTTTTGCCTCTTTTTTTGGTTCAACTGGCTTTTGATCTACATAATCATAAATTTTAGCAATTGACCAAAGAATTTCACGATCCATATCAGAAACAAAGTCAATATCAAAATAAGAAAGTTTACCGTATTTTTTTTCAGGATAAATAAAAACATACCCACCGTTTCCCCTCGTTTCTATAATTGCTTCTTTATGGCCTTTTAGCTTTGCGATTTTAGTATTTCCTTGGATACGTTTTGATTTGTAAAGAATGTGATAACCTCCGGACTTTGTTTGATAAACTACAAACTTTTGCTCAAAGTCTACAATATTGTCTTTTAGTGTTTGATAAAATTCATTCCAAAATTCATCTTTTTCGTATTGAGTACTGAAAACTTTGGTATCAATATCAATTACTTCAAGAAATTCAAATCCAGTAACAATTCCAACTCCAGTTGTTGTTGGTGTTTTCAATTGTCTCAAAAATTGTTCTTCAGATAATTTTGTTTGTTGCTGATCTTTCCATGGAAAGTTTGGAACTTTATTTTCTCCAATTGTTATAATTGAAAAGTACTCCAGAAATTTTAATAGTTTTTGTTCGTCCATATTTTTGTTAAATAAAAAACCCCGTAAATTGAGGGTAGACGTTCCTCGCATTACAGGGCTTTCAAATAAAATACCGTAAATGTTGCGTCTACTCAACATTGCAAATATACATTTTTTTATTGATTACAAGCATTTTTTTAATCTTTTTTTACTGCGAACTACTGCGAACAAAAAACGCCATTTGTTCGCACCATTGTTCGCACCTAGAAACGTTTAAAATCAATTAGTTAAATAATAGTTCACTGCGAACAATGAAAAAAAACTAAAAAAAAATAATTTTCTATTTTAAAAAATAAATTTCTAGTGCGAACAGTGCGAACTCACACCTATTTGTTCGCACCTAAAAACAAAAAAACGCAAAACTTAAAGCCTTGCGTTTCAATTTTTTCTATTAAAATTGTTGATTTTTTACGGTAAAATTATTTGCATTTCTTCAGCTACTTTATCAAACTCGTTAACACAATCAATGTAATTTTGCGCCTGGTCTTTTATTTTTGCAGTCAAATCATAAAGTTCAATCGCTTCCTTTTCAGCAAAACGTTTAACGTAACTTATAAAATCATTCCATTCTTTCTTTTTCTTGAATTTGTAAAGGTTACCCTCTCCCGTAATATTATCGAGCGTATGAATAGCTGATTGCATTTGCATTGAAGCCATTACTAGGTATGCTAAATCGTCTTTTTGTGCTGTTGTCATAACTCTACTTTTTTACTAATTTATAAATGATTGAAGTTTTTCTTCCATTTGTGTGCAAATAAGATTCTTCATTGATTCTTACAGATATCGGATATAAGCCTTGTTCTATCCATTCTTTATAGTTTTCCCCAACTACTTTTGTAACGTAATCAGACGAAGTAATTTTACATAAATTAATCACAGTAGAATGATTTTTAGAAAGTATCAATGAAATATCCATAACATTAAATCCTAAATCTTGCAAGTCAATACAAACAAGTCTGCGTAATTCAACATCAAAACAGTTTCGACTATTCTTAATCTTTATAAAATATTCGTACAAATATTGTACTGATTCTAACTTTTCAACTTGATTTAATAAGTCGATTATTTTTCCTCCGTATGTTTGTTTCATCTTACTTCTTTTTAAATTGTTCAAACCATTCTTCAAAGGTTGTATCTCCTTCTCTTCCTTGATACAATCTACCAACATGAAAAGCTTTCCTTAAATCTTCCTCACTATACATTGTTTCAGCTTGCCATAATCCACCTCTTAAAAATGCTTTTTCAGTATCTGCTGCTTTTTCAAATCCTAACTGACCACGTTTAAAATATTCATGAGCCGCTTCTTCTAATTCTTTTTTCATCTTAGTTGTTTTTATAATGTAATTTATTATTACAATTTCCTTTGTGAGTTAATACAGTTGCATTTCCCCAATCTCCATACAAATACTGACAACCATCAATATTTATTTCGTTCAATTCCTGAGACACCCCCTTCCTTGGACATAAGAAGGTTTTAGTTTCTTTTTCAGAATCACTTTTATTTTCACAACTTGTGAATAAAAGAATACTTGATAGTATTAATAATAATTTTTTCATAATTTTATTTATTTAATTGGTTCTAAACCTATACACTCTCTTACTGCATTTCTAATAATAAAAGAACCAGGATGTATGCTCCCATTTTGTAATGCTAGTTCTACTAACTCCATTACTTGTAAAAGTTTTAATGAAGAATCATTTGTTTCTTCTTTTGGTTCTACTAAAATTCTTTTTTTATTTTGACATCCATTCTCATCACAATAGCTCATTGTACATTTCTCATTTGGAGTTTCACAAAATGAATGTTGTTTGGATTCTTCTTGCTCTAAAGATTCTATAAGATTAAGAAGTTTACGTCTAAGCTTCTTTTGTTCTTCTTGTGGCTTTTCCATATTATAAATCTTTTAATGTTTTTGTAAAACTTTTTCTCTACCAACTCAAAGCCGTAAGACTCAGCAATTAATTTGAGTGCGTCTAACTTCATAGGTTCTTGTTTAGGCGATAAAAGTTGCTCTAGTTGGTCGAGGGTAATTTGTGTTTTATTTCCTAAATTATACTTAAAACTAGGTAAATTCCAAGCGTCAATATCAAAAGTTAATTGTCCTCTGCCCCCCTCATGAAGTAATGATGAATATGTCATTACTTTCTCATCAGTCAAAATCTGAATCGCTCTCAATCTTTTTTTTTCGCTGTTAATTACAACGTAAATTTCTTCTTTTTTCATGGTTTATTTTTTAGTATTTATTAAAACATTGGATTAAATGCTTGCGTATATGCTATTCCGCATTTATTACAAGTACACTCGGAACCAATAATATCATATTCTTTTTGCATTTTTGGAGATAATAACTTAAATTTTCTTTCACTCATACTTGTATTATCTGAAAAATAAACAATTCCATCACCAAACCATTGATGTTCTCCCCCAGCTTTACAATTAGGGTTTTCAAAATTATCAATATGAAAATTCATCTCACTTCTTTTTTAAAATTACAAAATATCGTTTCTTGTTTAGGTAGGCAATTGCTTGGTAAAAAGTTCGCTTTGTTTTCTCGCACTCGCTTTCTTCAATTACAGTAATCGTGTCGAACGTGTGAATAGTTACATGGTTCTTTTTTACGACTAAATTACCCTGTAAAACACCCTCTAATTCCAAACCAATTAAATGGCTCGGAATATAGATATTTGTCGGTGTCGTGTCGCTTTTAGTTTTATAAATCATCGTTTCGCCATTTTTCGGTTAATGTGTCGTCAATGAAAGAATACACAATAGTGTCTTGAATTTCGTCGGTAACGTCGTGTTTACCTAACATGATACTTTTTATTTCGGGTTCGTCTTCACGGTTTTTTTTATAGAAAACTTCAAAAGTGATTCCCTCGTGATCGTAGTTAAAATTATTAAAAGCCATGATTAGTCGTTTAAAATAAAATCGTAAGTAATTTTATGCTTCATTGTGTAGTGCGAATCCATATAATAGTTTCCTATACACATTCTATCAAAGTATTCACTCCAGTGATAAGCTGTTTTGTTTTTTGCAAATGCGTATTTTTCAACTCTGCGAAGTCTATTCGCTTTTGATTTGCTTGTGATGTCTGCTTTAATTCTCATAATCTTTTCGTTTTAGATATACGCAAATGTACTAAAACTTTTTAATTAAACAATACTTTTTTAAATAATAATTGAAAATAAATTAAAAAATCCGCTAAACTCTAGGAATAGCGGACTTAAAAAATTAAATTAATTTAGATCAGAAAGGCAAGTCGTTTTCAGTAACTACATTACCGCTTGGTAAATCATTTTGAATAGCCTTTTCAGCTACTTTAATGCTTCCGTCTGTCCAAATTACCCTGCCATTAGCGAAGTATGTTTTCTTTGCGCCAGACTCACGCTCTTCCTTACTTTGGTTGTAGCACATTGAAACGTTGTTATCGTACTTCGTTTCATCGTTTACAGAAATACTTACATTCAAATATTTTCCGTCTTTAAGTTTTGATTTGTCAATCTTTGTTAAGTCAATTGACATTTGAATAATTGCACTCATATTTACTTGTTTTCTAATTTATTAATATACTCTTTATAAAATTCAATCGATGCCTTACATTTTTCTTCAATTTCCTTTTCAATATTTAAATCTCTAGTAAATGAAAGTATTGTTACTCTTTTTTCGGGTGTTATATGTGATACTTCATGTAATTGCACTTGCTCAAATGTAATTAAATCCTCTGGAGTATCAACCATGCAATAACATACACTTGCTTTTTCTTTATTGTAAAGCATCATGTACCCTCTTAGTTGCATTTCGTAATCCTTAGCATTTATATCGTCTGAAATTGCAGGAAAAGTATCTAAACTCCATGAAGTTTTTATATCAATAATTTCATTGTCTGCTACAATATCAGCTTCACCCGTCAATACATCACTATTTAAGCGTGTTTTGTTTTTAATAAAGTTTGTGAATAAAACAGAATTAAGCAATTCAATAGATTCATCTTCGCATCTCTTACCTTTATTAATATATTTATTATCTAATTCAGAATAATAACCAAAATAATCTTCTTTTGCAATTTGCTTAATATAAGACTTTGCCGTTTCAGATAAAATTTCACTTTTAGATCTTGAAGTTGTCATTATCTTTGGGAGTGATGAACATCTAATTAACATAATTCATTTATTTTTTGCATTTGTAATTCATTTAATTGAAAGTCATTTAATAACTTTTCTTTGTCAAAAGTTCCATTGACTACACTTTCAAGTGCTTTATCAAATCTTTCATCTGACAATGTAGGTTTAGCTTTTGGTTTTCTTTCTTGTGATAATTCATCTATACTTTTTTCATCTGTTGCAATACCTAACAATGAAGTTAAATGATACTTTTTAATGTAAGAAATACCACTACCCATTACTTGGTAACTATTCATACCTTTCATTTCAAGTTTTAGAATTTCACTTTCTGATTTTATCTCCTCTCCACTTTCTATGTGTATAACTTTTGTAGTTAATAAATCTTTTGAAATTTCATGCACATGAATTAATCCGTGTTTGCTCATTGAGTCTTTTATACCTACTACAACATCTGTGTAGTCGTAATAATTAAATTTTGCAAACTCATTGATTCTTGTTTGTTTTAGGACATTTACTTCTTTCTGAAATTCTCCTAATGCTTTTAATAAATTTTTCATAATTAATTAATTTTCGTTTGTGCAAAAATAGTGAATTACTTTTAATAAAATACTATTTTTTAATATTTATTTGATTCTAAAATAGCGATTGAACGTTTCAACTGCTTTACTTTTTCTTTGTCCTCGATTATTTCACTTTGGAAACGCATGTCTGTAATTACGTCTTCTGATAATCTTTTTTCGATTTCTTTGAGTTTTGCTTTCAACTCGAATAGTGGGAAATTTTCCATACTAAATAAAACATAAAGTGATTAATACTAAAGCGTGTAATCCAAACACTACTAAATAAATTTTCTTTTCTTTCATCTTAATTAATTTTAAAGTTTCAGCAAATCTACTAACTCACTTTCGATAAATTACTACAATTGTGATGAACGGCAAATATCAATGATGAACGGTAAACAAAAAAAGCACCCCTCTCGAAGTGCTTTAATTTACCTAAACGAAAAAATTAATTGTAGAAAAAAAATCTTACGCAAATATAGTTAAAATTCGTCAACTATAACCATTGACCAAATTTTCTGCGGTTCTAGCAAATTGATAACTTTTAAATAAGTTGGTATGTCATTTAACACAATACAGCCCTCACTCCAACCGCCTATATTAGTCTTAATAATTTTACGATTAATATCATGGTCTGCTGGATGAAAATTAAACCCTCGAATATCTGTTTTGATTTCAGTTGTTGGATTCGTTTTTCCATCGTTTGTGAAGTCTCTTTGATAAGGGAAACCTACTCTTTGAAGTCCCGCTTTAACTTTGCCTTTATGTTTTCCAATAATCCAGGCCCCATAATTCCAAATATTCGCACAAACAACGCCCGTGCCTTTGTTTCCTTTGTTGGTTGTACAAGATGTTACCAGGACAAACTTTGATCCACGAAATAAATAACATTTATCATCGAACTTATCCGTTTCGTCTTCATTACTTCTTACTGCCAAAATCCAAAACGTATCGGGAATACCTTTAAATCCTTTGAGCTTTTTTACCTTATCGAGTAACTGAATATCTGTATAGTTTCTTACGTTGCTCATTAATCCTCTAAATTTAAATTGTAACTGTTTAAAATGTTTCTTAATTCATCACGCATAGCTATTGCAACATCAATTTCAATATCGCTTGCTTCGTCTTTAATTAAACTTTCGCCGTACTTTGTTATGCTGCGCAACTTTTGGTCTAAGTCCCAAAATGCCAGTTTCCACTTGTAACCGTCTAAAGCGTTTCTAATTTCGTCAGCTTCCTCAACTGTATCGAATGTTAAAAATATTTTACCCATGATTATTAAATTGGAAACCCTTTTGAGTCTAAACACTTAATTAACTTTTCATTTTCACGCTTTACACTTAGCATTAAAATACGCCCACCCAAAGGCTTCGGAGGTGCGCCACGTTCAATATGCCAACCTTTAGAACCGTCGCCGTACTCTTCTTTGTACGTTCCAGTAATGCAGTGGTGTATTTGTTTCAATCGAATTTCTGTAATACCAGCGTTAGTGTACAAAATTTCTCTTGAATCATTACGGCAACTATTTTCGTGGATATGTCCCATACTGAACAAATCGAATCCCTCATAAGTTTCCAACGCTCTAGTTAAATTAATTGCGCCTTTTGTTACAATACCACCACCGCCTGAACCGTGAAAGTATTTATGTTTAAAACTTGCTTTTACATTTGTTCTGTGGTTAATCTCGTAAATAATCCAACCGCCGTAGCCACCAACTTGAACATTGCCACCCGTTGTCATATTTAACAAGTCAACAAACCTTTGTAAAATATCCGTTTCCTGCCACTTAATTATACTCGTTTCATGGTTACCATACGAGACAACAGTTAAAACGCTTACATACGGTGTAAACCATTCAACTGCCGTTTCAATAATAGAATCTAAGTATTTGAAATTGTTGTGTTCGGGTAATATGTCCGATTTATTCGACCTTTTATCTCCACGCCCTTGCATCAAACAAAACAAATCGCCCGTAATGACAATAGGAATATTATTTTTTAAGCAATAGTCTAAATGTTTTTTAAGTAGAACTCTATCACATTTTGGATTATCCCAATGTAAATCCGACAACAAAGCAACCTCGTTGTATTCGCCCGACAAACTAATTTTGTGAACGTTCTTACTGATTTTTTCTACCATGTTTAGGATTTTATTGCTCGTTATCTACTTTCTGACCATTGAAAACTGCCACGCCACCACTCACGGCAGTAACTATTGTTAAAATTGTAACTCCTAACGGTGCTGTAATAACTCCCGCACTTAAGATAGTTCCAGCGATTACGCCAATAGCCGTAAAAATACGACCTATTCTCTTGTTCTTTTTTGGCGTTGGAGCTTCAAAGCGTTCCAACAAGTCCATTTTTTCAACATTCTTCATCTTGTAAATTTTTAAGTGTTACGGGTTGTGATAAAATTGCAATTAAAGGCGGTATATCCTCGTTTTTACGGCTTGTAATTGGTTTCGTTAGTTCTCTGTAAATATCAATTTTACTATCGTTACACGCTTGTAATTCTAATTCTAATTTATCTACTCTACTATTCGTCATGAATAACCAAACGGAAACCACTCCCAATCCTCCGTATGTCTTAAATATTTTAACCGCTTCCATCATCGCAACAAATCTAACTATTTATTTTTATTCTGTAACATTAGTTGCATTAAAATCAACAGGTTGTTCTTCCAACCACTCCCAACCGTCTGAATTTATTTTGTTTTCTACACTTAGGATTTCGCCACTTGGTAAACAAACCGTGTAACCATATTCCCATTTTCCATTTTCAAATTTGTAAAACATATCTCTAAAATTAAGCGATTACTACTGTAAAACCTTTTGCCGTTGCAATTGAAGTATTGCAAGTTGCCGAACCCGCATTTCTTCTAACGTTAATTGTTTGCGCACCCGAAGCTGTACCCAATGAAGTGAATAAGGCATTGATAGCAGTTGCTGACATATTGCAATCGTCAACTGTGAATCCTCTAGTTAAACCCATCAATGTTAAACTTTCTAAAGAATTACAATTTAAGAAAGCACTACCCACCGTTGTGACGTTTGCGCAGTTTGTAATATTGATGCTTTTCACGTTTTTACAGTCGTAGAACGCATTATTTATTGAAGTTAACGAACCGCTAGTTGTAATTGTTCCTATGTTTTCTAGAGCAAAATTCTCAAATTGAAAGTTTTGTAAAGTCGTAACAAGCGGAAAATTACAAGTCCCTATTCTTTTTAAGTTACCACGCTGGATAAACATAGCACCTGCAGAAGTCATCGCACTAAAATTTAAGTTGCCTAATTCAATGATTCTTGAAGTCGCAAAGAAATTAAAGTTTCCGTTAAAAACTGAATTTGTAAGATTCAATCTATTATTGTTTTCATCTCTAGTATTTAAAAATGAATTTGCAAAACTTACTGAAGCACTCGCACTCAATTTCGTAAAGTCAAATTTTAATACTCTTAAATTTGGACAAAATGCTAGTTGAAAGTCTACAACCGTACCAACATTGTAAGTCAATAATCTTTGTAAAATTCCGCATCGTCCCTGATTGATTGATAAAAACAAAGTTGTTAAAGTTGAACAGTCCAAAGCAATATCTAACCAACCTAATGAACGCCCGTTATTTATCAAAGTTGCA